AAATCAACTAATGCTTCTAAAGTAATATCATTTGCAATAAATTGTTTTTTAATTGGTTTTTGAACCTCAACAAATTCTTCTTTATCTTTTTTTGATAAATTATCATAAAACTCAAACTTTTCAAAATCTTTAAAGTAATTTTTTATTTCTTTAGAATTTATTTTTTGAAGTGGAAAAATAATATTATTAATTGACGGTGTTTTTCCAATCCCGGCTTTACCAACTAAAGATAGCCAAATAGTAGCGTTTTCATTCCAACCTCTTTTTACTTCTATTTCAATAGAATTACCAATACAAACAGAAATTAACCAAAGTAAACTACTACCCATATAATCAATATTACTATCTAATTTAGAATTACATTCTAAAATATAATTTTGAATAGATTTAGGATAAATTTCAATTGGAAATTTTAAATCATCTTTATTGTACAAATACTGCTCTATTGCAGGTTCATTATTTAATATTTTTTTATTTTGTTCAATAACTAATTTTTTCAAACGTGATCCAAATCCTAGCTTATATAATTCTTTTGCACCTGTTGAAGTATCTCCATTATGATAACTCCAACAATAAGCTAAAAACGGGCTTAATAGTTTTTCATGTGGATAATTTGTACCTGTAGAAAATAGATACATACAGTTTGTATCTTTAAATACATAACCGCTATGTGGCGAAGTAGCACCATGCCTTTTAATAACATACTTTTTAGATAAATTACCTACTATAGTAAATTCACTTCCTATAACATCAAAAATATTAGTTTTTTGATTGTAGTCATCCCAGCAGGTTATTTCGCTTTCTAAATATTCAGTTTTATTTTTAATAGGTTCAATTGGAACTTCCTCAATATAATTATACATTTTAGAAAAAGACATTATTATATCCCTATCATCATCCGAAATATAATCTATTTCAAAATATGATTTTTTAAATGCTTTGTTTTCAGGATAAGCAAATACATAACCGCCAATTCCTCTAGTTTCTATTACGGCTTCTTTATGTCCTTTTAACTTTGCTAATTTCAAATTACCCTCAACTCTTTTACTTTTATAAAGTATATGATAACCTGCATTTTTAGTTTTATAAATAGCAACTTTTTCTTCAAAGTCTAAAATGTTATCTGATAAATAACCTAAATATTCTTTCCAAAACTCTTTCTGTTCTTTAGCAGTAGAAAATACTTTTAAGTCAATATCTATTACCTCAAGATTTTCAAATCCTGTTACAATACCGAAATTATCAGTACCAGGTAATTCAATACCATCTTTTTTAAAAACACCACCTTTATAATCTAATTGTTTTTTTAACTGCTCTAAAGTTAATTTTTCAGATTGACATTTTTTCCAGGCATAATTTGGAACTTTATTATCAGCAACTGTAATAATTGAAAAATAATCTAAAAACTTTAATATTTTATTTGTTTCTAACATTGTAAAAATATAAAAACCTTAATAGTTTCGAGGTGGTGGCTCTACTCCTATTAAGGTTATTGATTAAATTTGTTTTAAAGTAATAAACCCACCACAGATATTACATTGCAAACATACAACAAAAAACAACGCCCCAAACAAATGAGGCGTATATTTTTTAAAAAGGGATGTCATTCGTTTTAGGAGTTTCAGCAGGTGTAGTGCGATCTATTTTCCACCCTTTAATTGAATTGAAGTATTTAGTTTCTCCTGCAGGATTAACCCATTCTCGACCTCCTAAATTTATGCCTACTTTAATATCTTGACCTATTAAGATGTTATTAAGTAAATCACATTTATCTTGAACAAACTCAATCAATATACTTTGTGGATATTGTTCTTCAGTTGTTACTACCAATTCTCTTTTTTTAAATGTAGTTCCTACTTGTTGCTCTACACCTACAAACTTTACTTTTCCTGTTACTTCCATTGTTTATTTAATTTAATTTTGTTAATATAATCAGTTTTTATTTCAATTACTTCTTGCAAACGGTCTTTAATCTTTTCAATCATAACCTCGTCACGTTCAACGATAATTTCGTGATGGTATTCTGTACCATCGTGAACTAAATAATTGAAGAAATACGCTTTATTTCTATTTGTAGATAACATTTGCATTTGCATTTGAGCGTAATATTTTGCGTCGATTTCGTTAGTTGCTACTAATTTAAAAAAGGTACTAGATTTTGGGCATTTTATTTCTAAAATTGCATCGTCAGAAACTAAGCCGTCTGGTGAAGCTCCCGAATGTTCACAATTTGAAAAGTAACCGCAGTTAGTTACTTCTAAAAAATCTAAAGATTTAATTTCTTTAAACTTTGCAAATGCTAAAGGCTCGGTGTCAATTCCATTTTGCATATCGTAGCTAATATAATTCTCTTCAAATTCACCGTACAAAGCCTCAATAGCTTTATCAATAGCGTAATTTTTTCCCGTTTCACCAAGTCCACGAACACCGAGTATTTTAACTATTTCGGATGCTGTAAATTTTCCGTAGCGTTCCTGCTTCCAACTTTCTATGCGTTGTAATTTGTCCATTTTATTTCAATTTCTTTAGTTACTAAATATTTTGTTTTGATTTGTTCAATCGTTGCTTTTGCTTTCTTTGCAGCCTCGAAATTTGCCTCAGTAAAGTTTGGCAATACTTTGTTTAATATTGGCTGTAATGGCTTAATACGAACCCCGTCAGTAATAGCACCCATCATTTTTACATTGCGGTCCACATACAATTCGATTGCCATTCCTTTCCAATTTTCGATTACGTGGCATTCTTTACCTACTAAACCGTCTTTCTTTGCGAACCCTGCTAATATCTTGTTATTAGTTGAGTTTAGTTTTAATGGTTTAATATTCTCTACAAAGTGTAAAAATATACCGTCCATTTTAGTTCCTGACACATCAACACCTGTTTCATACTTTACTTCTTTAATAGTAAAAATTAAATTAGATCCTGCTGTTTCCATTGCGTCCAAATCGGCACTTGCAAGGTGTGTTGATTTTCGGTACTGCCTCCAGTCTGTTTTTGTTTCCATAATATTTAAAATTTAAAAAACCCTGATAAAATCCTTTAGGTCAGTAAAGGCATATCAGGGCTTGAAATAATCTTTGTTTCAATCTCTGACCAGATTGTTATGCAAATATAATAAAATAACTCTTTAGAATGATTATAAATTACAATTGTTCTAATGTTAAAAAATTCATTTTGCTTTGGTATATTTCTGTTGTTCTGGTGACATAAATAATATCAGGAAAAAACAAACCTTTAATTCTCCTTTTACCTTGATTTAAAGACCAAATATGTTTTATAATTATATCAGTATCTTTTTCGCTATAAAAGTTGGTTACAAATGAGCTTTTAATTTTATCACTAAAACAAGGTTTAATATTCAGCCTATGAATATGTGCGCTTATTGTCGAACCTGCTCGATTTGCTTTCTCTGCTATTTGCTTTACTGTTTTCATCTCACTTCAATTTCACGAATTAAATAATCTCTAACTTGCAAATATTCAGTATTGGCAAATCCTAATATTTCGCCATTGTCAAGAACTAAATTTACCAATTCAATACATTCGTCACGTTCAAACCTTTTATTGCGACCTTTCGCCTCTGAATACTTTTCCATTCGTGCAGCGAGTAATAACTCAGCATCTTTATAACGATGTGTTGCAATTACTTTTTTTAGTGTTTCAATTCCTTTCATGATTGCAAATCGTTTAAAATTTCTTTTAATAATTCAGTTGCCTCTTTGATTTGCGCTTTTAAAGTAGCGTTTTCTTTTTGCAACGCTTCAATCTGGAAACGTTGCATTTCTCTTAAATCTTCCATTTTATTAGTTTGTTAAATGATCAATTACTTCTTGCTCAAAATCTTCTCGCATATCCTCGATAAGGTCTTCTGCGTCTATACCGTTTAAAGTAATATTGTAAATTTCCCATTCGTCATATTCTTCTGGATCTTCCCAAGTTGCTTTTGAACCTGCTGAAAAATTATACTCATAATTAAATTCAAATCCTTTGTAATTTATTGTGCCTTGTGTCGCCATGATGTTATTTATTAAATAAGTTAGATAAATCGATTATTGATAAATTTTTGTTGTTGTCTAGTGAGCATAAATTTTGAGCAGTATTTACGGTTAAATGTAGCCAAGAAACATTATCTTTTAATTCAGTAATTGTGCGATCTGTAACTGTTGGATATAATACAGCCTCTTGCTCTAATTTTTCTAAAAATTCAGGTTTTAATTCTTCAAATAATGTTTTCATGATGTTTAGTGTTTAGTTATTAATATAAAATTCTAGTTAAAAAATATACTGCAACGATTGCAATAAAATAAATTTGGTATTTCTGTTTTTTCATAATTGTTTTAGTTATTATCTGTTAAATGCTGTTTTGGTTGTACACAATTTACTACCGTTTTTAAATTTAATTACAACGTGTGATGCGTTAAACAAAACTACTTCAGCTTTTTTTCCAAAGTAGTTTACTATATCTCCTATTTTCATTAGTTTAAACCCATTTCAATTTTTAATAATTCAATTTTTATTTGTGGGTTTTTATATGCTTTTGTAGCCTCGTCAAAGTTTTTGAAATTTTTACCCATTGTTCTTCTGTAATTACATTTTTTATTTACGTTTATGTAATTACTATTTCCTACTACTGTAATTACTTCATAATCTGTATTTGAAATTTTAAAAGAATAAGAAGTATAAATTGTTCCGTTTGATGTAATTTGATTTGTCATTTTATTTGTTTTAGTGTTTCGCTTTATTGCTGGTACAAACATACATAGACTATCTAAACACCACAAACTTATTCGATGAAATGCTTATAAATCCGATTAACTACATAAAGCACAAAGAAAAGGACATAAAAAAACCTACAATTAAGTAGGTTTATGATTTTATATTATTCTATAACGCCTCAGGAAATACCAAATCGGGATCAGCAATAAAAACCAAAGTAACCACCAATAAGAACTTTTGCGCTCACTTTTTATTTCTTGCGCTTTCTTTTCACGTTTAATATCTATTTTAACCGCTTTACGTTCGGTTTTAACAACGTTTTTATTTTCCACTAACTTTTTAACCTTTGCAGTTTTTTTCCACTTAATACGGGTGTTTGTATATTTTTTTCCATTAACTACCATTTCTTTAGTTGTGTCGATGGGTTCGATAATCATTTCGCTGGTGCTATCGATTTCCACAACGTTAATAATGGTGTTATCTGTTGTAATAGTTTTTGAAGTATCGACTATTGATATTTGTGTTTTATCTTCTGTTTTTGATTTTTGCACTTTGCGACTTCCACAACTGAATAATAAAATTGTGCTAAATAATAAGATTGTTTTTTTCATAATGTTATATTTATTTTATTTCTTTCGCATCCCATTTTGTGCGCTCCGTTTTCTAAATTGCAATATTTGCATATTCCATTATCCCAGAATAAAACACAATTATAAGCGTCTAATTCTCTATTAAATTGACCGTATGATTGTCTAAATTCATTTGCGGGGGATGTAAATCTAAAGCAATAATCTTTTGATGGGCAAAGACTGTCTTCGCATTTTGTTATGTCTGACATTTTATTTAAATTTTAAATTAATAATTGAACGATAAACCTCGTTTACAAATTCTCGATTTTGACCTCTTTTATAATAGAAGTTCATTACTTTTTTTATTCGATATTCTGGTGTGTGTTTTTTCATTTTTGGTTTTCTTTTACAAATTCATCTAATCCCTGTAATATAGTTTCTTGACAAAATCCAATGCTTAACAAAAGATTGTTTAATATTTCGATATATTCATCAATTAATAAAACATCATTTTCAGTTTCAACGATAAACTTTTTTCCGTAACTTTCTATTGATATTTTCATAGTTTAAAAAATAAAATTGTGTTGTGATTTTTGGTTCTCGAAATAATTGAAAAATGTAAAACTACTTATTGAATTTTGGAAGTTTGTCTGAACCCAATTTGATGGCGGTGAAAATGCACCAAAATTTTGATACTCGAAATGTTTTGAAGTGGAACTATCAAACATTAATTGGTGACTATCTCCTTTGCTAAATTCAATTTTATAACCGTGTAGTTTATTTTCATCGATATAGTTTTTTATCTTTTCAATTTGGTTACTATCTAATACTGGTTTAAATCCAAACTTTAAACTTTTGTCATCTTTACCGTGTGTTAATATAAAACAACGTTTATCTATAATGTAATGGTCAATAAATTTTCTTTGATTAATTACAGTAACACTATCAGGATATTTTAACTCAACGTATGATTTAAAAGCTGAATTAACGATATAACCAAAACTTCCAGCGTGATTATCATTACAAATATTTACGCATTGGATTTCGTTATAAAATGGCATTAAACTATCGATTAATTTAATCTTAAATAGTAACCCAATATCAAAGGCTTTTTGATTATCCATATTTTGCGGTAATGCGTGACCGCCTCGAGTTGTAAAACCATCCCATCCATCCATAAAGTCGCCTAATTCGTGAATGATTAATTTTGAACTTTTGGCATTTGCAACTACATAATTAACAACGTCTTTCAATCGTTTGTTTAATTCTGTTTCATTCCATTCCCCACCGTACAAACTATAACCATCAGGATTAACATTCATTCCTATGTGTACGTCTGTTATAACTAAACGGTCAAATAAACTTTTGTCCCTAATTTTGTCTATTTTTGGGACAAGTATAGGTTGAATTTTATCTTTAAAAATATTTAAGAAGTCAATTTCGTTTTCTGCTTTTTCTTCGCCACTTTCATAAAATACAATATTGTAGTAAGGTACGCCAGTATGTGAAACTAATTTAAAACTTTTTACCTTATCAAAGTCTAACTTCCAATATTTGCAATAAGTTTCAATATCCATAATCCCACCGTTTGGTGAAATAGCTGTAAAGCCTACTCTTTTGCTTTCGTATAGCGGGGTTATAGTTTCGCTTTTCTCACCTTTGATTTCGATATACTTATTAAATAATTTTTCATTCAATCTGTACCGCTTTGCCTTGTTTAAAACAAGTCCTAAAAGTTGTGCGGTTTCATCTGATATAGTTAGTCGTTTTTTCATACAACAAACTTACATAAAATTATTTACTTTGTATTAAGAATGATTATAAACAACGTGTAATACTTTTTGGTATTACTATTTATACTATATTTGTAAAAGAATTATAACGGTTTGCAGATAAGCGAGGGCAAAGCCTTAAAAAACAAAAATTTAATCTTAAAACTAAATGTTATTATGAAAACAAAAATGTCAAATTACCGCAATTGCTTTGCTCTTGCTTATGTGCTGTTAGTAGCTGTTTTTTTTGTCGGTTGCACTTATAAGCACGATGGAGAAATTGTAAAAGATACAAAAGGTAATTTATACAAGTTAGAAGGTAATGGAAGAACCAGCGAGGCTTACCGTTTAGTAAAAATAGACACCGTAAATTACAGTAATAAATTTAAGTAATTTCTAATCGTTATGTTGCTCCAAAATAGCTACTAACTCATTGCTTGGCGCATAAAATGTAATACAAATCAATTAAACACTATTAAACTATGCAAATATTCACTGAACAAATATCGCTTAAAATAAGTGCTACACAAAAGCAAACATTAGAAAAGTTAGAGAAAAGGAAAATAAAAGTTTCCCAATTCATTCGGGATGCTATTAAAGAAAAATTACAACGTGATTGTAAGGAATTAATTGTAAAGCCTAAAAAGATAAACGTTCCTTTTTAAGGTTATAGCTTTAAAAAAAACCAACTAAGCGACTGCGGACACCACAATCCAAAACTTAGTTGGTTTTTATTTTGGTAACAATAGCTTGTACTTTGCCTGTTACGTGACTACTCAGTGCAACTAACTCTCCGAAGATTTATTCATTAGTTGAATTGTAACACAAAAAAAGACTTTCAGGCAGTTCTTTACGGGATGCGCTGAAAGTACCATCTTTACAAAGATATGATTATTTACTAAAATACAAAGCACTTTCTTTAATTCGTCTTTTTGTAAGTCCATCAACAACTTTGCCTCCAGCCTGATTCCATCGCAAAAACTGTTTAGCTATGTTTCCATCGTTCGGATTGATTTTTACTAA